TCATGCAAACAGGCTCCCGCCGTTGTTCACCCCACGCGATGTCGGATAGGAAGACAGCCAGTCCTCTCCGGGAATATGCGGAAATCCCTGATAGTTCTCGATGTTCAGAAATTTCAGACGACAGGTATCGACGCGCCGGTCACACCCCGCTTCCAGCCGGACCATATCACCACTCAGAATATCGGGCCCCAAGGGTTCCCATAGTTCGACCGTGCGGCCATTCGCCGATAAACGGTCGTTCTTGATGATACCGATCATCCCCGCCGCCGTGCCGGACAGTACCCTCAGGCGGCCCCGCTCGAACCACCGATCATCGAACCCGTTCAACGGGTCAAAAGTGAATATGCGACGATCCTGCATTTGCTGCACCATCACCTCGGCGGAATATCCCGGCAGCGTCAGATCGAACCCACAGGCGGCATCCCCCAGCACAGCCGCACAGTTGCGCTGGAACACACGCCCCTGCGGCTGGTTCAGAACCTCGGCCAATCCGCGCAGTTCCGCCTGAAATGCCCCCCCTGACCGCGAGATAGAGCCGATCGTCCCGCTGAAACGCAGCACCCGTTCCGAAGGAGTCGCCCAGTTTACCTGCCAGCACCGCACCCCGGCCCCATCAAAACGGCCCGCAATGATATCGGCCTCGTTTATACCCGCATCGGTCAGGGCCCCCACCGCCTCGGTGTTATCCACCGACAAGCCGGTCGATTGCTGCAATGCGCGGGCGGTCAGGCCGGAATTGGCATGAAACACAATCCCCATGAACTTCAGATCCACATCGTGGTCGGTGAACCCCAGAACCACACCATCCGTGCGGGTCAATGCCCAGGCGTGGCAGGTCGTCGTCACTCCTCCGGCCAAATGTTCCGCAAGGCTCATATCCGCACCTCCACCACCGGCACATCCGGCACATCACCGGCCTGGAACGAGGATACAGAAGTCTGGATCTGGTCCGTATCGAACCGCACCGGTACATCGAATTCAAACCCTGACCGGATCTCGGCGTTCTTCGAGGGCGCCGTGGCAAAAGTGATCATCCCCGTCGATGTATCAACAAAGAACTCAATGTCCGCCACCTTGGGATCGCCGCCAACTGCAACCAGCACGGTACCTGCCACAGGCTTGGCGATCGGCCGCAAATACGTCTCGTTTCCCGAACGATACAACTTGGTCAGTGCGAATGTGCGGGTTACCCCGTCACCACGCCCCACGAATTGGTCCGCAGGCGATACGGTGGCGGACGGCAGGCAAGATTTGTAATCCGACCAGTCCTTCCAGCGAAAGGCGTGCAGTCGCCCTCGCCGCGCCTCGAAAAAGGCGATCAGCGCGTCCACATCATTCAGGGATCGCAACCCCACGCCCGCGTCATAGCTGCGGCGCGAATGCGCCCAGGGGCTGTTCCGCTCCTCGTAACCATTGGCCAGTGTAACGATATCGGTCTTCAGCTCCGGGCCACCTACCGAACCGAACGACAGGTTGGCGGGAAATCTGATGTCGTGAAATGCCATCTCATTTATTCCTTTGGCCACGTGACAAAGCGCGACTGACCTGTGCCGCAATCTGGCTCTGGCTGCGCTGGAAACCCTGCACGTCGGGGCTGGACACGTTCATCACGATGTTCACCGCCCTGCCGCCGCCTGCGGATTGCACACCCAGACGTCCGTCGGCTCCGCGCGTCAGCGGCATGATCGCCTCCGGTCCGGCTTCCCCCATCAGCCCGGTCGCACCCCGCATCGGAAACGTAACGGGAGAGGATACGANCCCCCCTTTGGCAAACGGCATCACCCGCCCCTGGGTAAAGGCGNCCCCCTTGGCAAAGGGCATCGCCCCGCCCATCAAGGCCCCCAATCCGCTGGTGACCAGGGAACCCAAGGCATTCTCGACCGGCTTCATCGCTGTCTTGTAGATTGCCTGTGTCACGGATTCGCCCAATGACCGCATGGAATCCGACAGGCGCGTGCCGTCAAAGATCACGCCGTCAAATGCCCGCCGCACACCGCCACCAATGTTGGTGGACAGCTTTTCGGCCTCACGCCCCGTAAAGGTCATGGTATCGCGCATCCGGCCCAGCTCGCTTTCGAATGCGCCCACCATGGTGGTCACGGACCCAAGGGTAGTCTCCAATGCAGAGACCTGATCATCCAGATCCTCAACTTCCGACAAGGCTTTCTCCTTTGATATCGGGGAAGGCGCGCGCCAGCTCTTCCAGCCGCGCACGATTCAGAGGGGTGCCCGCGGCTTCGGCCCCCAGCATCACCCGCAATTCCACAGGTGTCAGGCGCCAGAAATCCTCTGGCCGAAGACGCAAATGGAACAGCCCTGCCCGCAACAGGCCCGGCCAATCGATCATACGGCCTCCGGCACGGAAAAGGCCCGTGCCAGAAGCTGCGCCGCCACACGCGCCGCCTCCATCGGCCCGCCCGCAATATCGACGCTGCGCAGATCATCCGCACTGCCCGACCAGCCCCCACCCCGCAGCCCCGCCACAATCAGCGCCAGAACATCACGGGTGGTAAACCGGCTTTCCTCGAACCGCTGGATCAGCGCCATCAGGCTGTCCGCCTTCATTGCCGCTTCCAGTTCCGCCAAGGACCCGAGGGTCAGCCTGGCCACATGCCGCTGGCCATCCAAGGTCAGCGCCACTTCTCCGGCCCAGGGGTTCATGCCAGCGCCGTAAAGCTCAGGGGCCCCGCCGAGGCCATCGTCAGCTCGTATGTCGCCTCTCCGTTATATGACCCTGCATATTCGATTGCGGTGATCATGAAGGCTCCCTGGACGACGCCAAAATCCGGGATGATCACCTGAAATTGCGGCACCTCGTTCTCGAAGAAGATCTGTCGGGCCCGCTCGTCCGTGCCGGCATCCCGAAATACGCCGGACCCGGAAATCGAGGCCGATTTCACCCCCGCGCCGCCCAGCAGTTCGCGCCACCCTCCCTGGCTCTCAAGGCTGGTCACATCCACCGTCTCGGCGTTAAAGCTGATCCGCGTGGCTCTCAGCCCCGCAATCGTCTCGAACTGCCCGTCATTTGTCATGTCCAGCTTGATCAGCAGGTCTTTTCCGTTCTGAACAGCCATCGCTTAACCCTTACTTTCCTGAATATCCTCGACCCGCACGTAAAAGCTCAGGTCGATCCGCCGTGTCCGCCCTGCCGATAACCGCTGTGCAACCGCCCGCTGGAACCACAGCCCCACCACCCGCCCGCGCGCCAATGGCATCGGCACGTCCAGCGCGTCGCAAATCTGCGATGCCACTCCCTTGGCTGCCTGGAACCCTTCGGAATCCGAAATCACGCTGATCACCAACCGATGCTCGGCCCCGCGCCCCGTCTTGTCCGAGCGGTCGCGCACATCCTCCGGCCCGACCAGTACCCATGTGCCCGCAGTCCCGTCCGGAACCGAATCCAGCACCGGAACGGTCAGCGCCGCCGACAGACGGGCAAATATCGCAGCCTGCAGGGCCGCCGCCGCGCCATAACTCATATGTCCTCCTGACAATGACAGGTCAGATACCGCTCTCCGGCATCCACCACCGCAATGATGCGCAGGATGCGGTCCCCGTCACGAAACCGCTGTCCGGCTACAGGCCGCGATGGGGCCCCCGGGGCGGCGGCACGTACCGTCACCTTCAAAGAAATGACCGGGGTCACCGCCTCCACACCGCTTACCTCACGGGGCGATCCCGGCCGCACATCGGCCCATAACACACCCAAGGATGACCAGTCGCGTCGTACGCCACCCGCACCATCCGGCGCAGATACCGACCGTTCCAGAACCAATCTGCGCGTCAGCCGCATGGCGCACCTCCCAGCAGACGCACCGTGCGCCACCGTTCGATCAGCACCGCCACCTGCACCGGCAAGGCCGAAGGGCGCAGCCCGGCTTCATGGCGCACTTCGTAATATTCCGACGCCAGCAACAGAACGGCGTGCTGCAAATCTGCCGGAACCGCCGTCCAATCCCCAAAGCCTGCCTCAAAGACAATCTCCGCAGCAGCCCCCTCACCCAGCACCGGCAAACCGTTCCGTCCCACGATCCGTGGGCGATGCATGTCCTCAACCAGCCAATATCGGTCCGTCGAAACAGCCAGCCCCCCTACCTTCATCGACACGATCGCCGTGACGGGTGCCGTCGGCAGGGCCTGACTCATCCCGCCGCGCCAGCGGTCCAGCACGAAACGGTACCGACGCGTCAACAGCGTCTTGCCGATCCGCCCCTCGATGGTCGCCAGCGCTGCACGCAAATAGCTTTCCAGCAAACCGTCCTGCAAACCGTCATCGGAAAATCCGCTGCCCATCCGCAAACGGGTGCGCAACTCCGAAACCGGCAAGGACGCTGCCGGAACCTTCGTCTCCTCGATCAGGTTCATCGCCACTCCTTGAAAACCGTTGGGAAAAACGCCGCCACCTGCTGCCCGCGCGGGGGGAAAACAGCTGGATCACAGGCGGCGGCGCATCATCCGCGCCTCTTACGAGGTGGCGAATTTCAGCAGCTTGATCGCTGCATAATCGGTCACGTCACCGCCAACGCGTTTGGTCGCGTAAAATAGTACATGCGGCTTGGCCGAAAAGGGGTCGCGCAGCAGACGCAGATCCGGGCGTTCAGCAATCGTGTACCCAGCGCTGAAATCGCCAAAGGCCATCGCATAGGCATTGGCGGCAATATCGGGCATATCCTCGCAGATCAGCACCGGATACCCCATCAGCACCGCAGGCTGCCCTGCCGCCAGGCCGTCCGACCACAGGAAGCGGCCATCCGCGTCCTTCATCTTGCGCACGGCACCCGCCGTCTTGGAGTTCATCACAAAGCTTGCGTTCGCCCGGTATTGCGCCTGCAACGAATACACGAGGTTCACGATGCAATCGGCAGGGTTGGTCGAAGCGAAATCGGATGCGGCACCCGACGTCACATACCCCAGGCTGCCCCACGCCCAGCTTGCGTTCGCAACCTTCGTCGTCGTCAAGAAGCCCTTCGGCTTGTCCACACCGTCCCCGTTCACAAAGGCCGAGGATTCGGCACGCATGAATCGCGTCGCGATCTTGCCGGCCAGCCAGTTCTCGATATCGAAGGCGCTGTCATCCAGCAGACGCTGGCTCGCCTTCGGCATGGCCGACAGTTCGTGCAGGCGGATGGAAATGCGTTCGATCGTCGGCGTCGCACTCTCGGTCAAGGTGGCGGTCTCGCTGGCCCAGCCCGAACCGACCTCGCTGCGGTCGATCAGCACATCATACGATGTGGCATCCACGTTCACCACATTCGCAATCGCGCGGACCGATGCCGTGGACACCAGCATCGAACGGATCGCATCCGCCGTCTGCGGCGCCACCAGATAGCCGCCATCCGCCGAAACCGCGGTGCTCATCGCCTTGCCTTCCAGCGGCAAACCACGCAGACCATCATCATCACCCGAACGCAAATAGGCGTTGAAGGCCTTCTGATGGGGCACCTCCACCTCGGCAGCAGTCGAAAGCGCGGGGCGGCCATAGGTCATTGTCTTGCGATCCAGCATGGTAAAACGGTCTTCCTGTTTTTTCAGTGTTTTCGAAATGTCGGCCTGAAAGTCCTTGAACTCTTTCACGAANCCCCCCATCGCAGCGGCCACATCAGCCACCGGATCATCCGGCATGCCTTCTCCGGTCCGCGACTTTGTCTCGGTCATTCCATCCTCCGGTCGTTGAAAATATTAGCGGGCGGCAATCGCGGCAGTCATGCCGCGGATCATCTCGGCAATGTGCCGCATGCCACCCAGTTCTTCATTCTTGGTCTGCACCCGCGCCTCGACCTGCATCGGAAACGTCACCAGCGACACCTCCCACAGATCCAGTTCCGCAAGTTGCCGTCCCTTGGCATCCCGTTCGGCACGCACGGTGCGATACCCGATCGAAAGTCCGTCGATCGCTCCCGCATCCAGCAGGGCGATCGCCTCGCGCCCCCTTGCCACATCGGGCAGAATGCGTCCTTTCACGAACAACCCCGCAGCATCCTCACGAACCTCGTCCCATACACCGATCGGTTCGCTCGCATCATGCTGCCACAGCATCTTCACCCGGCGGTCGCCCAGCGCGGCCAGGCTCGCGCCATAGGCGCCGGGGCGTACAACATCACCGCCCTGATCCCGTTGCCCGAACAGCGAGGCATATCCCTCGATCGCCCCGCCCCGCACCTCAAGCGTGCCGGTCGCGTGGAACTTGCGCTCCGGCGCTCCATAAACTCCGCCCATCCCTACCTCATTGCCGTATTGATCAATGCCTCGACACCCTGCGTCAGCAAAAATGCCGCAGCCCCGTACACCCCCAGCCAGATGCGCCGTTCCAGCCGGTCCAATGTGCTCTCGATCTGGCCAAGCCGGTACTCCAGCCCGTTCCAGCGTTCTTCATGCACACGCTCGTTCGCCTCGATCCTCGCAGTGGCCGCATCGAAACTGTCATAGAGGAAGCGAGAACCCGTCTCGCCGCCCCTCATGCGTCGGGCACGCGCGGCAGCCCCAGCAGCACCCGCTTTTCGGCGTCAGTCAGAAAATCCGCAGCTCCCACACGGGCCCACTGCTGGTCGCGCTCCGCAGCCAGCGCGGGCACCTGATCCAGATCCGGTCGCAGGTCCACCACCTCCCCCGCAAAGGATGAAAGCCAATGTCCGACCGCCGCCGTCACCTTCGTCGCCAACGGCAGAACCGTCAGACGATAGAATGCCCGGTTCGCCTCTTGGTAGTTGGCATAGGTCGCATCCCCCGGAATGCCCAGAATCATTGGCGGCACCCCAAATGCGATCGCGATTTCCCGCGCTGCGGCCTCCTTTGTCTTCTGGAATTCCATATCCGAAGGCGAAAACCCCATCGGCTTCCAGTCCAGCCCGCCCTCCAGCAGCATCGGCCGGCCGGCATTGCGCGCACCCTGGTGGTTCGCCTCGATCTCGGTCACCAACCGATCATATTGATCTGGTGAAAGCTGCCCTTGGCCATCCACTCCCTTGTAGACGATCGCCCCCGAAGGCCGCGCGGCATTATCCAGCAGCGCTTTTGACCAGCGAGAGGCCGCCCCATGCACATCCAGCGCAACCGCCGCCGCCTGCATCGGTGACAACCCGTAATGGTCATCCTGCGGGTGAAAGCTCTTGATATGGCAGATCGGCTGAAAATCCCCGGTCATGTCAAACCGCAAACTCCGCCCGCCGACCGTATAGTCATAGGCGACAGGCCAACCATCCGCTCCGGGAACAAGGCTCATCCGGTCCGACCGCAGCACATGCAGTTCCGCCGGCAGCCGTCCTCCCGGCACCGCCTCCAGATAGGCGTTTCCGGAAAGCAGCAATTGCGCGTAAACCGCCTCGAACCATTCGGCCCGCCCCTGCGCCCCATTCGGCCGCCGCACCAGATCCAGCACAGGATGCGTATCATAACGCCGCTCCGCATCCTGCAGCACCACCGGCATCGCCGCAGCCGCTTCCGCAATCAGCCGCACGGCGCGAAACCCGACCGGATTTCCCAAAAACCCCGCGCGGGTCAGGCTGACCGTATCCCGCGGGCTCCACGCCACACGCCCCGAACTCTGATACGAGATCACCGGCCCCGTGGCCGAGGCTTTCACCTCCGGCGGCTGGCCCCGCTTCAGAAAATCGAACATCCGCACCTCCCATCCGGCTCCCGCTTCCCTACAGGGCGCATTCACCGTCGTTGTCGCAACCGGACCGCTCGTCCGTTGAAATGCACATTACGCAACAACGGTTAATGCTGCTTAACCTCTCCGCACGGTGCCTCTCACAACCCCCTAACCTGCGGTCGCGCCCAAACCGAAGACGGCTCGATCATCAATTCCCACAGCCCCCAGACCAGTGCATCCACACGATCCGGCGATCCCTTACCTTCGTAACCACCCATGGTCATGCGGCACATCTGGTCCTCCAGCTTTGCAAGCCCCCGCAGGTGCCGCACACGTCCCTGTTCATAAAGCGCGGCAATGGGCTCCGCTCTCGCAACCTTCCCCTTGCTTGCCCGAACAGCCCGAAACGGCACCAGAGGATCAATTCCCCGAATGACCGTCTCCACCAGATCCCCCCCCTGGTTTACCTCCGCAACCAGCCGGTCGGCCCCGTGCCGCGCCATCGCCGCCAAGGCGGCCCGCGCCCATTGGTCCGGGCTTGCGGCCTTCACGCTCGCATCTTCCAGCACCACCGCGCGCCATGTATGGGGCGGCCCGTCCGTCACGGCTCCGACTACGACAATGCCGCATTCATCCGACCCGGCATGTCCGGTCACGGGCGGGTCAACCGCCACCACGATCCGGTTCAGCGCGGGCGCGGCATCCATACGCCCCGCTTCCAATGCAGGCGTCGTCCACATCGCACCCTCGACATCCTCCAGCAGAACGCCATCCAGTTCCTGCGCCCCCAACCGGGTTCCCTCGTACCGAGCACGAACCTCCGCTAGAAAGCTGGCCGCAAGATAGGCACGGTTCGCCTCGGTCGGCGCATGGGTCACCACCGTCGACGGATTCTTCAGAATGGTCTTCAGCACTCCCACGTTGCGCGGCGTGGTGGTAATGACCTGCCGCGGGTTCTCGCCCAGACGCAGCGCGAATTGAAGCATGTCCCAGGTTTCCTCGGCCTTCTTCCACTTGGCCAGCTCATCCACCCAGGCGGCATCGAATTGCGGCCCGCGCAGGCTCTCGGGCTCATGCGCCGAGAATACCTGTGCAATCGCACCGTTCGGCCACACCAGCCGCCGCCGTCCCGCCTCCCATTCAGGCCTCCTGTCCGGAGGAGAGCAGGCAAGTATCCCGCTCTCCCCGAAAACCATCACTTCCCTCACCTGGTCGATCGTCTCCCCAACCAAGGCCACACGGCGCGACCGGCCATTGTCCAAGGGTCGCGCCCCTTCAACTTCGGCCCGAACCCACTCCGAACCGGCGCGGGTCTTGCCCGNCCCCCGNCCGCCCATGATGACCCAGCTTTTCCACACCCCATCGGGCGGCAGCTGATGCGGCAATGCCCAGAATTCGAACAGCCAAGGCAACGCCAACAGCGCATTCGTCCCCAGACCATCCAGAAACGCATCGACATCAGCCTGCGTCGCGGAGGCGAGCCAACCTGCGCCCGATCTCATCTCGCGCAAGCTCAAGGTCGACTGCATAGTCGTTGACGACGCCGGCAACCTGTTTCCGAAGTTTTTCAACCCGTGTCCTTTCGTCCATCACCATCTGAAAAGCGGCGCGAAGGTCTTTCACCGCCCGCACCGCCCCCGTCACATCCGCCAGATCACCCGCACTCACCCGACGCGTCGCCAGCGCCAGTTCCTCGGCCACCTCGCGATAAAGCCTCTCCGTCTCCGCAAGCAGATCCACCTGCGCAGCTTCCTTGAACGAGAGTTCCATTTTCAT